GTATTCTATTTGAATTTTGGTTCTAACCAAATAATAATAGCATCGAATGTAGCTTATACAGAAGATGATTCAGGTGGCTACCTACTCATAAAATTATACGAGCCTTTACCAGATACGTTTGATCTTAAGACTCAATTGTGGATCGTAGACAAGGTAGCTGAATCTGTAAGTTTTGATGTTAGTATAACTGTAGAAGTAGAAGACGTTCAACAAGATAATAGACTTAGAGGTCCTAACTTCAATATAAAGATAAACAATAAAACAGGCCAGTCAACTCCATACTATAACTATAGCAATTTATTAACTAGTCCTATAAGTTCATCGTATCAGAAGTTGTTAAGTTATTATGAAGATAAGTCTGTAGCTATTAACGTAGACTATAGTAATTTCGGTAACTTCATACACTTCTCAAGTGCTGTTGAAAGAGTTAGTAACTTTGTCTATAAGTTAGGACTAATAGAAAATTATACTAGCCAAATTTATAACCAGTCATTGGTCGCTGGTGGATCAGGAAATGTTACATTCGTATCTTCTTCAATAGGCTCTGCTCAAAGTGCAATCAATAATATTATAGAGAAGTTTGATACGTACGAATACTTTTTGTACTTCCAATCATCTAGTTGGGCATGGCCTAAAAGTACTAGCACTCAGCCTTATACTCTATACTCTGTAACATCATCAGAAGCTAGTAACTTTTTAGGTACAGTTAATACTATCCCTACACCGACTACCCAATCTTTATTATGGTCAGCATCTTATTATGATACTACCAATAAAGACTTACTTCACAATTCTGTCCCTCAGTACTTATTAGACGATTCAAACAATCAGCCTTATGTGACTTTCCTTGACATGATAGGTCAGCACTTTGATAATATTTGGCTGTACTATAAAGATCTATCTAATAGGTATAACAATACAAATAATCCTCAGACAGGTATATCATTAGACGTTGTTGGAGACGCATTAAGAGGTTTAGGTACTGAGTTATATACGAATTCAAACATATCTGATAACCTGTATTATTCATTGTTTGGAATCAATCCAGATGGATCTTTACTGCCTCCAACAGGGTCAGAAAAAATAACTGCTATTGGTGGTAGATATGTTACTTCAAGTTTAAGTACGCTTCCTGCAGATACTATACAAAAAGAGATATATAAAAGGCTCTATCATAACCTTCCATACTTACTTAAAACAAAAGGCACCGAAAGAGGAATCAAAGCATTGATTAGTACTTTTGGTATACCTGATGAAATACTTACAGTAAGAGAATTTGGAGGCACATCTATATCTACAGTCGATGGTATATTTGATCTAGACTCATCAGTAAGTAAGCTAACAATAGCTACAGGAAGTGCTGGTATAGTTACAGGTAGCTTAACATTATCGTCTAGCTTACTATCTCCATATACTAGTATTCAGTATTATCAAAATACTAATAGGATTAATACAACAGATATTGAGGTAGGATTTTCACCGGCTGATACTATTAATAACAATATAACAAGTTCATTAGGTTATTTTAATATAGATCAACTAATAGGAAATCCTTTAGATCAGTATTCTGCATCTTATTCAGGTTTAGAGACTGTTAAAAAGAACTACTTTGCATCTTACACTCAACGTAGTAGTGTTTGGGAATATATAAGACTAATTAAGTTTTATAACAACTCTCTATTCAAAATGATTAGAGACTTCGTACCTGCAAGAACTAATCTCTCTACAGGTATAATTGTTAAGTCTCACATGCTAGAGAGAAACAAATATGCTCGTCATGAGCCTGATGTTTTAATCAGTCAGTATTCGCAGTCTATTGATACTGCATTTATCTCAGGATCATCAGGAGGTTCTGTTTCTGGATCTACTTCATGGTCAGGAACAATAATGACTATATCAGGATCAGTACCATATAGTAGTAGTCAAGGAGTTGAAAGATTTAATGGTCAGTTTAGTGGTTCAAATATAATGGTTACAGATGGTGCTTCCTTCTCTCAAAAAGAGTATTCTAATCTGCCAGGAACGGCTTCATATTTTACTACATATTCACTAGGCGCATTATATCAAAATGTAAGTTCTTCTGTAAGGTCTCAAATATTTTGGGATTTAGATTATTCAGGTAATCAATTACAACCTGTCAATCTGAATATAATTACAGAATCAATTAACAATTCTCAGACAGATAATTACAACACATATACGAATCCAAATAGTCCGTATGCGTATGTACAAGACTATAACTATAACTTACAAAGGTCTATAATACCAAGATATAGCGGGTCTTACATATCTAGTAGACTATACAATGTATATACTAAAGGAGATATATCGTACGGTAAAACTGCTACAATAGATAAAGGAAAATATCAATATGCATATCTAATCGACATCTATGGTGCATCACAATTCTTGCCTAATAGATCAAATGCCCAAATAAAGTATCTTATAGATAACGATCAAAATGTGCTTGATCTAACTAAAGCAAATAATAATATATTCCAGGTTCAAAACATATATAAATCAGGAGAGACTACTGATATATCCCTGTTTGAATATGATGAAAAGAATCCTTACTCACAACAGTTGGTAAACAATCCAACTCTACAAATATATGAAGGTGGATTCAGATACTTACCTATACTACATAATTTAAGTGGCTCTGCTGCATATCAAAATTATATATTAAATAATCCTGATAAGATAACTGTAACAGTATCTGCTGAAGGTGGAGGCGCTACTCCTACTGATGATGTATTACAATCATCAAACTGGTCTGTTAACTGGTATATAATAGAAACAGAAGTAGAGCCAGGTTGTCCAGGTACTAGTAATTATCTGGCCAGATTTTACGTTTCATATAACTTAGGAACCGTACCATATACTGTAACAGTAGGCGTATCAACCTATATGTCAGCAGAAGGTGCTTGCGGAGCTGAATTAAGAACTGCTAATGTAACTATATCCTCTGGAGATTCTGATAACTATAGTGTTCCTATATTTTCTTTATCAGGATATAGTAACACATGTAATGGAAGTGGCAATAGTTTTGGATATGGATCACTACATTGGCCTTCAGGAATACCTGATTGCTCATATTATATAGCTACTATATCTTCTGAAACAGGAGGGGGAGGCGGTAGTACAGGTGGTAGTAGTACTGCAACTTATTTTACTAACAATATAACTAGTTCTCAAACTTGTCTATACTTTATATCTGAATCTAATGAATTAGTATTTAATAGTGCTATATCATACTATTCTCAAACAAACGGAATAACATTTGATTCAATTAGTGATAGTGCTTGGACTAGTTCTTTATTACCTACAGCCGTACTTCCATTTACAATAGGAATTGGAGACAGGATATCAATATATGATTCTGCATCAAGACTTGGATGGAACGAAAATTTTGAATATGTAGTTAAAAATACAAGATTATCAGGATCACTATTAAATACTACTAGTTCAAGATTAATAGTAGAATTAGATACGCCTGTTAACTTAGCACTTTTGTCATCAGGATCTACTGTACCAACTGAGAGTTTTACAGGAACTCCATGGAGAGCTTGTAGATATGTTGTTTGGAAACACGTTCCTGATGAGACTAATATAATGTTAAGATACAATCCAAAAGACTCAGAATTGATTGAAAATGGACTGCTATTCCCACAGTATATCAATCCAAATGTAAAAGAAAATGCAGGTAATACAGTCAAAGCATTGAGACAACAAAACTTAATCAATCCTGATACAAATACAATAATTTTCCAATAACACATATTTATTTAAAAGCTATCTTATATGTCATATTTAAGTAACACATCAGTAGTAGTAGATGCTATCCTCACCAAAAAAGGAAGAGAGTTGTTAGCACGAAATGATGGATCATTTAGAATCACTCAATTCTCTCTAGCTGATGACGAAGTAGATTATACTTTGTACAATCCTAACCATCCATCTGGATCTGCATTTTATGGTGAAGCTATTGAAGCTATGCCTATTATCCAAGCCTATCCTAATGATATGGAGATAATGAAATATAAGTTGATAACTCTTCCAAGAGGCACAGCTAAAATACCTGTGCTTGATTTGGGATATAGCACAATCAGAATTCGTCAAGGTGCTTCTTTGGCCATTACTCCTCAAACACTTAACTATCTAGGTGCTACTTCTACATTTGAGCAATCAGGATATGTAGCTACTATAGGTGATGTAAGAACTATGAGTTCATTCAATGGTGTTGGTATTAATACACCAGAAGCAACAGCTCTTAATTCTACAACTACTATAGGTACTAACGTAAGTAAGACTGTTGTAGGAACCACAATCAATATAACAGCAACTACAGTCAATACGCTATTTGGATCAAATACTGCACTATATACTACATTGGTAGTAGTTGGTAGAGATTCTGGTGCTAGGATTAGCGTACCTGTAACAATTATAAAAGTAAACTCGTAATAAACTAAAATATGTCATTTACAAGATTAGATCCGACAGACTTCGTAGTATCAGCTGATTCTATAACAGCTCCTGCATGGAGTAATAATGTCACTACATTAACCTCATTCTTTACTGCTACATCTAATACTAGTAGTTACTATGTATCCGTTTATGATGGAGCTTTAACTTCACCATCTGCATCTGTACAATTTGCAGTAGCTTACGGTCATGCATTAGGATCAGGATCTTTGCCACTAAATAGTCTAGTGCCAGGAATTAGTCCTACTAGGATTAACTTTGGTCAATATAGGAATTTAATTTATGGAGATGCTGAAACGCCAATTAATTTTGGAGGTTCTACATCTGCTTCTCTAAGCATAGCTGTTATTCAAGTTGATAGGAATAGGTATAAAGAAGCTTTATTCCCAGGTACATTTAATCTAAAAGTATCTAATGGTGGTACAACGATTAACCTGACTGATAATTCTAAAGATGTAACTACTGTTACATATGTAGATGGAGGTAGATTATTTGATATAGTTTCAGGATCTAATGGAACTGCAGTAAATTCACCTATTCCAACAGGAGCCTCTGCTAAAGGATATACTTCTGCTGGTAGCTATGGATTCTTTTTGCCAGATATGGGTCTGATAGTATTAAACCCTGCTGCATTAGCTCTAGCTTCTGGAGCTGGTGGTATTGGACTAACTACTTTTAGTTTACTAAACACCCAAGCTGCAGGTGATGCTAATAACAGATTGATATACACTATCATAAATACAGGAGCTAGTTTTCAGTTAAATTCACAAGAGACTATCTCATCTGACTACGTATTTGTTAGGGTTAAAAATGGTGAATATAACTATACAACTAATCCTTCATTCATAACAGGATCAGGTGAGCTAATATATTCTAACTTTATCAACAGTCCTCAAACATATCCAACATCAGTAGGACTGTATAATGATAATAATGAATTGTTAGCTGTAGCTAAAATGTCAAAAGCATTGGTAAAAGATTTTACTAAAGAAGCTTTAATCAGGGTGAAGTTAGATTGGTAGTAAAATGCTACAATAATTTATAAATGGGATTAGCAAAAAAAACTCTTGACAGATCTGATATTTCTACCTATCCAATAAAGGTGAAATACTCTGGGTCTTTTGCAAGCGCGTCTGCGACAAGTTATGGTATTACATTTAATACCGGCATCAATACCTCTTATCAGGCAAATGGTGCTCAATATCTCAATTATAAACTAGCCCAACAATTATACTATAACTATTATCTTACAGGATCTTTAGCTACATCAGCAAGTGGCTGGGATCCTGTATGGCAATCTACCGCAGCATCAGGATCTTTAGACGATGACTATAGATATTTTCCTAGCGCATCATCTTCTCAAATAAGACTATTTGCAATACCAAGAACTATATTTGGAGAGAACATAAGTAGGAATAGTCTAAACATTACAGCAGGATCATATAACCTGATAGATGATGGTAATGGCAATGTACGAGATGCTAATAGTAGCTTTGTTCATGTTGGAAACGTATTCTATTCTCAAGGCATAATAGTAATAACAAACCCAAGCTATCAAGGAACTTTTTCAGGTTACACTATAAGATTAAAAGGTGAGACTACTATATATCAAAACGAAGTACGGTGTAAAGTTAGTGAGAATGATTTTAACTACTCGCAGAATCCTAGTATTACAAAATTAGGAACTACAGGATCTTACATAGATGCAGTAACAGGATCTGACTATCATCCTTATGCTACTACTGTTGGATTATATAATGACGCTGATGAGTTATTAGTCGTAGGAAAATTATCAAGAGCATATCCGATCCCTCCAAACACAGATATATCGTTCAATATCAGATGGGACAGTTAAAAAAATAAAGTATGAATAAATGGTTGTATTTCGATACTCTAGGAGCCACTAGAGAGTTTAATTCAATAGAAGACTTTCCTGAAGGCGCAATTGGATTTATATACAAGATTGTGAATGTAGTCAATGGCAAATTCTATATAGGTAGAAAGGTCTTGTACAATAATAACAATAAAGCATTAACCAAGAAGGAGATAGCGGAATGGGCCAAGCCTGGGCGCGTCCCACGCAAGAAAAAGGTGGTTAAAGAGTCTGATTGGTTGTCATATCACGGAAGTAATAAACTTATCAATCAAGAAAGAAAAGATTTAGGAGATAATATCTTTAGTAGAGAGATATTA